AATGCAGGTTTTATAGAATATAAGTAGTCCTCAGCATAAGCTGTAGGTGTGGTTATTATGGATGCTTTTTGTAGTAAACTCATATCTTAATCTTCTAAGTTTTCTAATAGTTGTATAGTCATTGTGTTGTTCTCGTATATCTGCACTCTCCTCCTAAGATCAGAAGTAAGATAGGCTACATAGTAGTCATCTCCCCAACTAACATCATTTTGTCCGTTTCCCCAATAGCTGTACGAATAGCTTGTTCCCCAATTTATTGTATTTGCCATTTAAATACTGTTTTAGTTTAATTATATTTTTTTCTTTTGGTTTGTATATCACAACACCCATCCATTAAATAGTGCATCTGAATCAGGATATACATCACCACCAGAATTATCATTATACTCAGGGAATAAATTACTATTGTTGTTTATGTAATCTAAAAACCTTTGAGTGTAATATTCTGCTTTGTCTCTTGCTTTACCTGCTAGATAATCTACTTCTTCTTTTACTACTGTTTCTGCGTTCTCGCTTGATCCCTTAAATACTCCTCCATTCTTAATAGAGTAAGCAGCAAAGGGAATATACTCAGCTTGTGCAAACCAAAGAAGCATTGGCTGAACATAAGTGTTTAATAATATTTGATAGTTACCTGTAACACCACTACCTGCTATATCAGCTTGTAATTTATCGTAAAGTTTTGTGCCTAGATAGTTTCTTATTTCAATCTCTTGTGCTAGTTTGATAAATTGAATAAACTTATCAGTATCTACATTACCATCAATGATACTATTCTTAACTAAATCTGTTCTCGATATAAATAATGCTGTTGCCATAATTAATTCTTAAAACCCATTTTATTCCAATATGCAGCAGTATAACCTTTGTTAGGCATATTTCTAGGAGCTATAGATACTTTGTTTGGGTTTTTTTCTGGTGTAAAACCCTCGCTTCTTGCTTTTGTTGTGCTTATCGTATCTCCTAAACTTCTTTCTCCATCTTTTCTTACATATATTTTTCTAGTCCATCTATGCGAACATCTTGCTCCACCTTTATATAACCATACAGAATATGTGTCAGCTCCATTTTTTCCAAACCCTGCATTTACAGGTATATTGTCTAATGCTATAATATCTTCTTTACGATATACCTTGTTGGCTTTCATCATCTTTATACAAAACTCTCTTGATCTACCTGCTTTAGTTTTATAACCACCAGAGTAAGCTGTGTACATATATCTTACTAAATAGGTTATATCTTCTTTACCCTCTTTTTTACTTTTCCCATCTTGCTCACTTTCTTTGTATGGTGTCGCCTTACCTACTCTTGCCAACTTTACTTCGTTGTTTAATTCTTCAACTTTTTTGTCAAGCTCATCTTCTAAGTCATAGTCTACATCCATTTCGTCAATCAAGTCATACTTTTCAAGTAGTTCTTCTTCGCTTTGTCCTTTACCTATAAACTCCTCTAGTAATTTATTAGATTGCTTACTTAATTTAACGCCTGTTTCTTCTTCTTTTGTTTCTTCATCCTCAATATTTTCCATATCTACAAATTCTAATGGTTGAAGCGTTTTAAAGTATAAATTAAGCGAGATATTGTTATAAGCTAGTATTCTATCAAACGACTCAATTAAAAGTCCTTGAAAGCTCTTAATTACTAAATTGTCAAACAAGATAGAAGCTGTCTTTAATTCGTCAGCGTTGTTTCCTAAACCTGTATCGTCTTTGATACCAAATAACATAGGACTAACAATCCTGTGAGATACCATAATCTTTTTAGAACTTTCGTTGCTTAGGAACTCGTATTGTTGGTGTGCATCACTTAACTGTACAGGCTCTATACTTGCAGCTGTTTCTGGATTGTCGTTAAATGCTAAAATAAATTTACCTGCATTACTAGAGCCACTAAACTTTTCGTAGATTCTTCTCTCTATCATTTCTCTTTGCTCAGGATCTGGAGTTCCATTGTTGAAGTTAATTAACATACTTGGTGCTAGTCCGTTTAGTATGTTGTTTAAATGGAAGTTAGAAATCTCCTCCTCTAGTTCTGCGTATTGTGTACCACCTTGATAATCTACAGGACTATAATACTTAAAACCTGCTCTATAAGGCTTTATATACATTATCTCTAGTCCCTCTTTAGAAGTTCCGAATGCAGGTATTCTTTTTAATTCGTTTCCTCGCTTGTAGTTTGCCCAATCACTAAAGTAATAATAACCCTCTATTTCGCCTTTTTCATTGCATTTCTCGGCTCTTAGAGTTTCGATAGGCATATGTTCTAGCTGTACAATACGACTTCTATCTTTTGAGTAGATTACTTGTATTGCACATTGTCCCATTAATTTCAAATCATAACATAATTTTCGTACACAATCATTATTAAATAAAGACTTCATTTGTGCGTATTCCTCAGGCTTTTTATTTGAATTGGTAGCATCTAACCCTTTCCCGTAAATCATCTCGCTAACACCATTTATAATAGCGTTATTTGTAGGACTTCCGTTGTATCTGTCTATTAAATATTGAAAGTAGTTGTTATCTTCTCCATACTCGATGAAGTTTTTGCCTCTTACTTCCTTTACTACTGGTGAAGTGTAAGTGCTTAAATTAACAATACTTAAATCTGATTTATTTTTCATACAATTATATAATCGTTATCGTGTTTGTCATTTCCTGTTGGAATTGTGTATTCCCCACTATTAACTGTGTAGTAGTCATTATTTGCTTGGTTTACAGTTTGACTTGTACAAAATATCTTGTCTTTATATATTACACTTGCTCCCTCTTTTACTGTCAAATCATAGAATCTACCGTCTACTAATACAGGACTTAAAGCCTTTGATATTACTAGATAATTTTTATCTGTTGAAGCACTTACGCTTGAATATGTTGTTGATGTGTTTGTTGAATCATCTCTTAATATCATAGTAACACTTGAAGCATAACTTCTAGGTATTATTTTTATAGTTTGAGCTGATGCAGTTGTCGTTAAGTGTATCATACTTATATAACGTACAAACTTTAGATTTTGTGTATAAAAAAAAGAGGAGTCCGAAAACTCCCCTTTAAAACAAAACTAATTTAAAAATTATGAAAACTCTAAATTTTCTTCAATATACGAAATTAATTTTAATTAGGTGTTATTTTTGTACCTTGATTAGCACCTGTAACAACACTTGCTGCTGTAAAGTCTGGTGGTGCAGTTTCTTGTGCAACAAACGTTAACGAGTAACCAGAAAGATCACCCATAGCTGCGCCACTTGAAAATGTACCAGAAGTAAGCTCTGCTCCGTGTTCTTTACCTACTAAGAAATAATTACCATTGTAATCTTCTACCCAAATGTGAGGACGAGCTACTGCAAGTAATTGTATCTCAGCTTGTGTGTCTTTTTCTAAGAATGTAAAGTTAAGTGTTAATGTGCTTTCGTAAAATGTTGTACCATTTTCTCTTGATGAAGTAACAGAAGTTTCTAGCGTAGAAGTACCTTTGATGTCAAACTGATATACTGTTGGTGTTCCTGCTATAGCTGTAATCTCATTAGAGGCAATTGTGATAGCTCCTAACCCACCATAATCTGTAAAGTAAACGGACTTTAATCCACCTACTCCTGATTTACAGGGTAAAGCTCTACCTTTAGTTAATAAACAAGCCATATTTTCTAAGTATTAAAAAAGGGTAGGCAGAATACTACCCACCCCTTTATATGTTAATTTAATTTAATTTATTAGTCGTAAAGAACTACATCAGCACCTACACCGATTTGGCATCCTGCTGTATATCTCATTACTACTCTTACATTTTGACTTCCGTCTATATCTGACATATCGATAACTTTTACTTCGTTTCTGTCATTCAATAAACCTGTACCAAAGAATAAGTTACTTGATCTTGCAGCAATTGCTTGGTTATCTCCAAAACCTGAAGATGGATAGATTCTTACACCATCAAAGAATAAGTTATCTAATGATTGGTTGTTACCTCTATTCTCGTAACCTGCTGCTCCTAAACCTGATGCACCGAAACCACCTAAAGCTCTAATGTAAGCTCTATAGATGTTTTGTGATACATAAATAATAAGATCATCAGCTCCGTAAACTCCTGATGGAATAGCATCAACGATTTTACCTAATTCTGCGATTACGTTAGCTGAAGTAACTGTTCCTGCTGTTACATCATTCACAGTTCCATCTGCTGTTGCTAATGTTACAAAACCATCAAAGTTACCCTCTCCTGCACTACCACTCCAAATAGAAGTTTCAGTTGCACTTGCAACCTCTGCTGCTACTCTTGCGATAACAAAGTCAGAAAATAATGGAGGTAAATTATCAAAAGCAGAAAAGCCCATTTGAGCAGCTTCCCAGTCAGCGTGTAATTCTTTCTTACAAATCTGTAGGTTTACTTGTAACTCAGTTGGAGTTAATACTTTTTCAGTAAGTGTAAGTCCTGAAGTCGTTGAATCGAAATCACAATCAGCACTTCTTACTAAACTTGAGAAAGCTCCTACTTTCATAGCAGCTTTGTACTTAATGTTAGGTAGAATAGTAATAGCAGCATCATCTAAAGTCTTTGCTGTTAATAAAGATGCAGCAATATATTTACCTGCAAATTCTCCTGCATAACTACTACCTGTAATTGTTGGATTTGGCATTTTTTAAAATTTAATTGGTTAATTTTTTCATTACTCTATCTAAAGCAGTTTCTTTTCTGTTTTGTCCGAATCTTACTTTAAATTCTTGTTTAGCTTCTGGATTGTGAGAGATAGGCTCTACAGCAGGAGTTTTACTAAGTTCTTCTTTAACTTGCTCTGCCATTTCTTCTTTCTCTTTCTTTTCTTCCTTTAGCTCTTTGATCATACCTTTGATTTCCTCAACGGCATTTTCAAATTCTTCTTTACGAACATATTGCATTTCTTCTTTTTCTTCTTCTGCATCTGTTCTATCTTCTTCTTCTACTGTAGGCTCTTTTTCTTCAGCAGCTTTAATTTCTGCTATAAGTCCTTCTTCTTCGACTACTAACATTCTGCCATCTTCCATTAGGTATTCACCTTTTGGTACAGCTACTTTTTCATCTTCAGTAAGAATAAAAACTTCTTTACCTTCTTCAAAAGAATCAGCTTCTAAAGTTGTTCCGTTCTCTAGCTTTAATTGTGCTAGTTCTAATACTTCCTCTGTAAGTTGAGTTTCTTCTTGTATCTCCTCTCCTAAGAAAGTTTTGATTTTGTTTAAGATTTCTGTTGATTTCATATTACTATAACGTGTTAAAATTTATATTTGCATTTTTATACTTTACCTATCCCTTGATTTATTATATTACCCTTACAGCACTTTACTGAATAGGTTTCATCTTTACATAAACAACCTCTACGCCCTCCTCTTGGACTTGTCTTACTTGGTGTTTCAAATTTTTTCATCTACCTTGTCCTCTATATTTTTTTTTATAACCTGTTTGTCCTACACTCGCATTTTTGCTATGAGGGTGTGATTTACGTTTATTCTTTATATATATATTAACGACTTTTCTAGCCATTATGGTTTCTTTGGATGTCCTTTTGGTAATAAATCATTATCACCTGTGTACTTTTTGTTTTGTGGACGTCCATTTTTTACTAAATATAAAAAAGCATTTACCCTTGCAAAACTCCATTGTGAAGCACTAGAAACTCTAGGACTTCTTGAAACATTAAACGCACCTAAACCTCTTTGGAATACTGCCTTTAACATTCCTACATTTACACCATAACCTAATTTCTTTTTGTATCTCTCGTTGAAGTCATCAGACTTTTTTTTTAAAGTCGCTTCATCTTTTTTAGATACCTTAGCACCTCTTGTTGTTGAGGCATCTCCTTTTGCTGTTCCTTTGCCTTTTGGGTTTGGGTTTGGTGTATCTGACTTTGGTGCTTTAGGAGATTTCTTTATACCACCTCTTTCGCCTACCTCAGCCATTTTTACACACTTACCATAGACTTTTTTGAAACCCTTAGGGCATTTCTTCATATCCTCTTTAATGTGAAACTCACAAGGCATATACCAAGTCTTGCCCTCGAAGTCGTGGGTATGAAAACCCTCGCAACCTATGTTCTTAGCCATCTCCTCAGCTTTCTCTTGAGTTGAGTATGCTAGTCTATCGTCAATAATTGCAAACTCGTCATTTACAATCATACTAGCTAATTCTATCTCTCCTAACTCTTTGAGTTTAGATTCTGCCCATCTCAAACCAGCTTTACCACCCCAAAGTAAATAGGATATAGTGCCACACGCTTTAGAATCTCCCTCATCATAATATTCTTCTGCTCTACTTAAAAAAGAGTACATTCTCTTTATTGTTTCTTTTGAGATTGGTTTTCCTTGTGCAAGTTGTTTAGCTCGTATCTTACCTACTTGTGTAGCACACTTGTTATTTACTTTCTCGTTTAATTCTATGCCTCTTTTTGCGTTGTTCTTTACTCCGTTAGGGTAATCGCTATAAGCCTCAAGTTCTCTACGCTTACCACCTTTCAAACGCTTGTCCTCTCTTATGATTGATCTTATTACAGATAACATTTCTTCTGCTTCTTCTTCTTCAAAGTCGTTTACAGGCTCTTTAGGACGTTCCATTTTATCTGCAAAGTAACCCTCTATACTAAAACCCTTAACCTTACCTGTTTTTACAAAGTTATTCCAAATATCATCATTGTTTACTTTTACTGCACCCATCCAAGTACCTACAGGCACATTTAATCCATACTTTCTTGATTTATCGTGTACATCATCTTCTACTAGCCAAGATTCTACTAATGTTAATCCGTTAATCGTATGTTGGTGTTCTAATGTGGCTTTTGACTGATTGCCATTCATTAAGTAAAGCTGTGATGCTTTGGCTACTGTATCTTTTGAGAAATATATGTAATATTCCTCATCACCTTTTTTACGATAGATAGGTTTGTTAGGTATAAGCAAAGCACCCATAAGAATACGCTTTTCTTTATCAACCTCTGCTAGTTTTATTTCTTCGTTTTTTAAAGCTATAAAATCTTCTTCTATTGCAGGGTTTTCTACTACAGATATAGCTTCAATTCCTGTTAGCTCATCATCTCCTAAAATAAGTTCAACGATTCTCATATATGTATAACGTATTAAATTATTTTTTTGTTTATCCTAAACTTGCACTTGTTACAATATTTCTGTCAAGCTCTTGCGCTGTACTTACATCTCCTGATACTACAAATGCTCTTGGTGGTGGTTGATTACCTAACAACTCAGCTAGTTGATTTGTACCACTTGCTCCTACTGTACTAAATTGTGGAGGTAGTGATGGTGTAGTTGCTGCTGGGATAGTAGGTGTGCTTTCTCCACCTGTGGATCTTGCGCCTAATGATGCAGGAGGATTTGGTGTTTTAGATGATGTAATGTTTTTTACATTTGCTATACCTGCTGCTATTACTGCTGCTGCACCTACAAAACCAAATATACCACCTTGTGCTAAGGCTTTGTTTGCACCTGCGTAAGTGTCTTGTAAGGCTTGTACGATTGCAATAGCTTTACCAAACTTTGAATTTTTACCAACAATAGTAACTAAATCACCCATTAATTTTTGCATCCTACCCTTTTTACCCTCATCTAAATCTTTTTCTAATTTTTCTTGCGTGTTTGCACTTGCTTGTTGGTAGTCTAGTAGTTCATTGTTTGCATCTATAAATGCTTGTGTACCCTCCTCGTATGAATCTCTTTTAATTCTTAATCTTTCTTCTTCAACTCCTCTTTCTATCTCAAGATTATCTAACATCATTTGTATTCTTCTGACTTCGTTTTCCTCCATTTCAGCATTAAAGTTTCTTTCTTCATTTTGTCTATTAGCTACAGCTTCAGCCTCCGATTGTTGTAATTCTAATCTTTCCTTTATTAAAGAAACCCTGTTAGATTCTTGCTCTGACATAAAACCATCTATTTGAGCTTCTACTGCTTTCTTTTCGTTTCTTGCTTCTAATAATGCTAACCTATCTTCTTCTAAACCACTTAATTCGAATTGCTTTTCTGCTTGTTGAATCATTGTTTCAACATTTTCTAACATTAATCTTTTTTGTTCTAAAAGTGTTTCTTTTAATTTATCATTTGCTTTTACCCTATCTTCAATGTTGATTAAATCATTATCTCTTATTCTTCTTAATTGTTCAGCTTGACTATCGTATTGTTCTATTAAACCTTGATTTACTATTCTTGCTTCATTAGCTGCTACTTTAAGTTGTTCATTTGCCTTAACATTTTCTGCAATAGCTTTTACGTTTATTTTACTGACGCCCTCTACTACCTGTGATGATATATCAGAAATTTCATTTACTGCTTCTCCAAAATCTTTTATTATATTACCACCTGCTTCTACTGCATCAGTTCCTATTTCTATAACATCCTCTTTTATGTCGCTAAGTTCTTGTTTTAGTTCTGCAATTCTTTCAGGATCATTACCACCAAGCCAAGACTGTTCCCAAGCTAATTGTGCGCCAACTATTGCAGCTTTGATAGCATTAAAAGACAATTTTATAGGAGTTAATGCTATTGTCATTACATTTTTTGCAACCCTACCTAAAGCATCAAAGTTTTCTGTAGAGGTTGATACGTTTTCATATACAGAAACTAGTACATTTCCAACTTCAGTAAATACTTGTGAGATTGTGCCTGTAACTATTGCTACAGTATCCATTACTTTTTGATTCTTAGATAGTGCTGCTGCTAATGCACCAAACAAAGCTACTACTGCACCAATACCTGCTGCTTTTAATGCCATACCAAATCCTCTAACGCCTTTGCTTAAACCTCCAAAACCTCGTGTAGATTTTTTACCTGCTTTACCTTGTTCTTCTAAGTTTTTGTTTAATTTATCAACTTCTTCATTGACTTTTTTGATATCTTCCTCTGCTGACTTAGAATCTACCTTTAATTCTATGTTTACTTCTTTTGCCATATTTGTTTTTTAAAATCGTTGTATGCTTCCTTTATACTCTCTGGGTGTTTGTATTTACCCTTAGCTATTTTTATGTTTTCTGTTTCGCCTTTTGCATAAGGCAATAAGTCTAATATATTTTTTATCACGTTAGTACACTATTTGTATAGGCAACCTTTTTTACTATTAATTCTAATTGTGATTTGCCTGTTGTTAAATCTGTTTGTATTGAGTTTATATAATACTCTTGTCCGTTTATTACGATGATGTCATTTACTCCATAGTTCAAAACAAAACTTATAGGTAAATTAGCAGATACCTTTATAATTCTACCATTTTGATTATAGGTTTGTACAACATATTGCTCATAGAATCTACTAAACAAACTATTTGCATTTATATCTTTGTTAAACTCATCATACTCTGCACCAAAATTTAATGTGTGGTTTTCATCGCTTGATACATTTGATGCTGCATTATAACTTGTAAAATTACCTGTTGTAATTGTGTTGCTACTAGAATCTATCAACCTATTAAAGAACAAATATGGTTTACCTAAAGTTGTTTTACTATCTGCATCTACCCACCAAGCTAGTACGTTATTTGTTAAAACCCCAGAGTTATCTCTTAAATTTATAAGTACACTTCTTTCAAAAGGCACATCTATGTTGAATGCTTGTCCATCATACTTTTCTGGTGATGAATAATTTAAGTCTCCGAATACTTGGGCATAATCATTTATAAATCTTAAACTTGTTTGAGTTACAGGTGGTGAATATTTAAAGTTTATTTGATTGTATGGAACAGGACGATCTATCGTACTTTGATTTATGTCTATGTATTCTGTTATATCTCTTGATGTTCCTAATGTCATAAAATCGTCAAAGGTTTGTACAAATATTGTACTTGTACCTTTCTTGCTATAAGCAACTAGGTTAAACATCTTAAACAATCCTGTAAGAAAATCTATGACTTTTATTTTGGGTAGGTAATCTTGTATAAAAATCATATATGCTAATTGAAACGAATTATTAGCGTAAAAATGTTGTGTTGTAACTCCGTTAACAGTTTTATCTATTTCTAAACCAAAATTTAATAAAGTTGTTTGTGCAGAAAAACTTATAGCTTGGTTTGTGTTATTGTTAAATCTAATCTCTGGATCAAAAACCCTAGAAGATAAATTACCACTTGTTAAACCTATAAAAGAAACTGTCATTGCACCTGCTGTTGTGATTCTCTCTTGTACACCTAGTAACTCGTTTGTTGTTTTGTCTTTGGAAACTATTTCTATTGGTACGTTAGCTGAACTTGCAATAAACCTAAACCTTAACGAATAAGACTCACCCTCATTGATTGTAAGTTTACCACCAGATAACACATCCGTTCCACCTCCAGATATTATAGTATAATCACTCAAAGTTTTTTTAACTCCTAAAGAATTATAGTTTATACCAAAAGATTGTGTTGTGCTGTTTAAATCATTGTGTGGAGTTTTTTGTCTATGTAACCAAAGATATAATTCATCAAATACATCACTACCAAAAAAAGTTTTTAGACTGCCATCATCTGACATATTAAAGGTTAAGTTATATTGTGTTTGTATAGCTTCTATAATTCGTAAGACTTTAATCGCAGGTTTTAATTCTTTTTTTAGATTACTAAACAATACATTATCTAGCCTATTTGTACTTGGTGTGTCATAAGAGTAATAGTTTTGTAGCGTAATTAAAGGAACTACAATATTTCGATTGCTTATATTCGTAGCATTTAATCCTGTACTTTGTAAACCTGTCTTAAAAGCGTCTTCAACGTCTCCTGTTACTGTGTCGCTTTTTATATCATAGGTAGATAAACCATTTAAACTACTCAAGTCCTCATCTCCAAAAAGCTCTTTAAGACTATTAGGCTCACCAAAAAATACTACCTTATATGTATGTGGTAGATTGTTTTTCATACCTACACCATTTAACCTTAGCTTACCTGATTTAAAAGGAACGTGGTTTATTTCGATTCTTGCACTTACTGTAAACCTAGCATCAAAACCATCTTGAATATCAAAGTTATAGTAATGCTTAAATAGTTTGTTGTTTGTTGAGGATGCAGGTACATTAAACTGTTTTGAAAAAGGTGTAAATACTTTACTTATGTCTGAAACATTTTGTATCGAATCAGTAACACTAATTGTTTCATCTTGGAACAAATCAACTCTAGTATCTTGTATGAATAATTGTACCTCACGCTTCATTATAGTATATTATTGATAATATCGTTAGCATCTTCTACTTCTAAAGTATATTGCATTAATCTATCATTAACTGATGTCTTTTTAACTAATGAGCTTGTTATAACTGTAACAGGGTGGAAATCATTACCAATCTTAACCCATACATACTCACTTAGCATTATATCTTCTATTACGTCATTATATGCCTCAATTAAATAATTAGTATTTAATGTAAATCGTTTTTTGCCTGTTTTGTTAAATGTTTTTGTTTGGTGATTTGTTGTACTATAGTTTGATGAGGATTGTACAAATATGTTACGTTTAAATGTTTCGCTTTTTGTGTTTACGCTTTCTACAGATTTTAAGAAAAAGTAAAAGTCCTGAGGTGCGCCATTTTTATTTATAAACCTCATCTGTATAGGTGTGTATTTAGGACTACATATTCTTTCAATAGTCCAAGTGTAATTGCCAGATGTTGCAGCTTTGCTAGTATCACTTGTACCTATAGCTACTCTTGTTGGTGTGCCTGAGTTCATATCCCAAGCAAACCCTGCTGTATTGTCTGGTAAGTATATTACTTGACTACCACCTGTATTTGTTAGTTCAAAGTCGTCAGGATCTATGTCTTGATTTACACCACTCCAGAAATCAGAATATCCATAGAAACCTGTATGTGTTACTGCACCCTGAGCTGTGCCTGTGCCTCCACCATCTACAGCCGTAAAAGTAGTAACTACATAAGATATAGCTACAGTATCAAAAGTAGCACCTGTACTACCACCATAATCGTCTATATAATAATCCTTAGCTAAAGTAGCAATCTCAAATACTGTTCTATTGCTTACTGCGTTTTTAAGTATTGTGTATCTAAGTGTACCATCTATCGTTAATGCTAATTGTGCAGACAAATGCCCACCTGTAGTGATTGTAACAAAATACGGACTTCTAAGTAGTATATTAGCCATTATTCAAATATTATGTTTTCTATATCTATACCAAATTTTTCTTGTAACTCAGGAGGTAGTTTCTCAAACGCTTGATTAAAGGGTATTGTAAAAAACATAGTTGGTTTTATTCCGTGTGTAAAAATGCTTCTAGCTATTAAGTATTGCATACTCTTACGTTTTATAAACCTACCTTTATCATCTCTTACACCCTTCAAACCTTTTCTAACTACCCATTGACTAAATGCTTTACTAGGAGGCATTTTAGACTTATAACTATAAGGTGTGTTGTATTTTTTTTTAGTTCCACTAACCCCCTCATCTTGAAACTTACCATAGTCCTCCATTTCAAAGATTATACTTGTTGAGGTATCGCTTTCATTAATTGTATAATTTAAACTGTTGTATAGTTTCTTGCTTACGTTTTTTTTGCTTTTTGTAAGTCGTGTCCTAGCTTGTTGTACTACAAACTTTCCAAACTTATTTAATTCCTCTTTGACTTCTTTTAACTGCATACGTTTATATCATTTGCAATCAATACATTAAACGTACAAGCTACACCTGCCATTCTATTCTCAAACCTTTCATAAAAAAACTCACAACTTGCATCACCAGATAACTGATATTTGTCTTGATATAGTGTGCCTTTGCTTAACAATCCCACTAACTTATTAGCTACGGCTAATTGTGTGTTTAGTATATCTTGCTCATTGTTGTTGCCTCTAAATATGTCTGTTGTTTCGTCTTTAGATTCGTCTACTATATCCATACACATTATAGTAATGTTAAAGTTAAGGACTTGTTCTTGTATACTTACGTTGTTTACTATTATATGACTTAAAGGAAATATTGTTTGCTTAGATAAGTCTATGTCGAATATATCACCTGTGGTTACTGTATTGACATTCTCATCTGCTAAGAGATTAGTCTTAATAGTTTGTGTTATTTGATAATAGCCTCTTACTCCTTGATTGCTCATTTTCTCATTTTGCTTTTCATTTGTTTTGCTTCTAACTCTGCTTTTTCTTTCATAAAGCTAAGTGCATATAAACATTCGTGTACGTTTAGTTTAGTGATATCTTTAAATCTTGTAATATCTCCTTGAGAGAGTCCGAAAAGTGATTGATACCATCCCCATTTTCTCCCAAAATTTGCTGATGCAGTAAGGCTATCTCCTCCTCCTCCAAAGAGTTCATCATAGCTTGAGACAATTCCATCCCTAAATGATAAAAAAAAATAATAGAACTTAATACAGCATCCATAGGCATAGATTTCATAATATCAGTTTCTTCACCATTATAATCTTCTATAAGATATTTGTCTCCGTATTTTTGTTTAATAGGACGATATAAAACACCCATAGCTCTATGTAAATTGTCAGTATCACTAATGTAGGTATCAAGATCAATATATTCACCAAAACTCATATCTTCTAGTTTTGGGATAAAGCCATAAGTCTTGCTACCCATTTTAAATTCTTTTACTAGCTGAGGTTTTTCGTTAAACATATTAGTAAGAATAGCTGTTATGTCTTTTATACTTTTAGCTTTCATAGCTAGTATTGTGTCGCCTCTCAGTCCACAAAATATTTCAATCATTTTCATAGCTAAGAAGTTCTCGTCATCGTTCTCAGATTGTATCTTTAGATACTTTTGATATTGCCCTAAGGTTATCTCGCTTAGAGTATCTGGAATATATACCTCTACTTTCATATATATATAACGTAAGAAAAAAAAGTTTTAGAGCATAAAAAAACCCCCACATATCTGCGAGGGTTATTTAATAAATGTCAAATAAGTTAGGTACTCCAGTAAGTTATCAAGATGCGCATTATCTTTTCTAACCTCCCAGCTATGCGACTTGCTGGTTACACTTCTGAGTCTTTAATGGTTGGGTTGTCCCTTTACCATCCGTTGTCCGAGTATATTCTTTTGTTGTTTCGAAATTATAATTTTGTTTAAGTAATGAGCTTAAACTCGTATAATCATCTGCGTGATTGCTGCTACACTAACTCGATTAATACCGAGTGGAGGAATTGCACCTCCGTTTCATTATCCACAACTCAAATATTAATGCCACTATCTCAGACACTACTACTCGCTTCTCATACATATCTCTATGTAGACAAATTTCCTTGTTTGACTTTCAATATTTTAAAGAACATTGTAAAATTAATTACACTTCAAATATACAAACAAATGTTAATAAAACAATACCCTATATACACTTTAACATAATTTTAACATTTCTTTAACATTTACCTTATTGCATATTGTCCTCTATTTGGATTCTTTAGTTGCATCATTAAAGCGTATCGTGCTGCATCTATACAATCAGGGTGTGTACCTGTAGGTTTTTGTAGATTGTTACCCTCTTTGTCTTTATCCCAAACATAACCTTGCAGCTCCATAATTAGATTCTTAGAACTAGATGTAATGTAGATTTCGTTTTGGTTAATTAGGTTTATTCCGTAGACTATAGAATCTCTACCCTTTGTTACAGGGAATACTTTGTGTCCGTAGTTCCTCAGCTCCTGAATAGACTTAGGCTCTGCACTATCTGCGTATATGTTTTCTCGTATCTCGTTCTGTTTGATGAAGTAACTTAAATCTCTATTTAACATACCCTTTCGGTAAAGCACTTCATCAAAGATATAAGCATCATTCCATTTGTATAGTCTAATGATTGTTGAGGGATCTACAGAATAACCAAAGTCTAAGCCTGAGCAAAGTAATCTTGCTTCTTGTGGTATATTGTCTATAGGTTTCCAATCAGGAATACATACACCCTCTAAACTACCTATCTGCCCTAGTCCGTACACTTTCCACCAATTCGCCCAATAGGTTGAGGTTTTACCCTTCTCTTTTGCTTTTTCTATTTCTTTTATTATTGACTCTGGTAGGCTGTCGTTATCTTTGTAAGTTAAGGTTATGAAGTTCGCATCTTGCTGTCCTATTAGTTCTTTGTCTACCCAAAACAAATTAGCAGGATTGTAGTCAAGCCATATGTTACCTGATGTTCTAACTGCTAGTTGTTGGTAGGAATCAAAGCTAACATTGTTACACTCGTTTATAAATAAGTCTGTTCTTCTTGCGCCTCTTAGTTTGTCTGGCTGATCTGTACTAAAGAACTCTATATAGCTACCATTACTAAATTCGTATTTTAAGGTACTTTTATTGAACTTTCTATCATCATACCTATTCAACCCCTTTAAGATGTTTAAGAAGTCTTTTAAAGCACCTCTACGCAAGTGTGGTATTGATTCAGCTACTATGCTTATTTCTTTTCCCTTGTTGCGAATTGCATAGTCTATAAGTATTGCTATGATTGCTATTGTCTTACCTGCTGATGAGCCTCCTCTAATTATACGAACTCGTTTCTCAAGTTCTCTGAGTTTAAGTAGTGCTGAGGTTTTGGTTACTTGCATTAATCAATAAATAAAGGTACATCTTCGTTTATGTGTATGTCCTTTGTTTCTTTTGGTTTACCTGCTACATAGTTGTAGTATAGTTGTACATATTTAAAGTCGCCTTTCTCTAAACCTTTTTTAAGAGCTTCAAATGCTAAAGGCTCAAGTGGTGTGAGTTTTTCTAATAGTTTGATTTCTTCTGTCTTAGGCTTTCTACCTGCACCCTCACGCTTTCCCCCATTGTTTATTCTTTTATCCATAATTGAAAAAGATTGATTAATCAATTATATAACGTTAGTTTTCAATATTTTGTTTCAAGACTACAATCATACTATCGTGCATACCTGCTTTATCTGTAACCTTTTGTCCAAATGTGTTATAGCCTATAAATTTTACTCTACCCTTTATAAATCTTATTTCTTTTTTGTTTGGCAGTATGTAATCGTGAAATAGTTTAGTGCTTGTAGATACAGGCAATAGTAACACACATAGTTTACCTTTCTTAGATTCTTGTATAGCTTTTTTTACAAACGCTTCTTTTAGTTTTCTACTGTAAGGAGGATTGATAAAGTTTCTTTCTTTCCAATCTATTTGTAGTCCATCCCATTTTGTCGTATCGTGGTTTATAGGGCAAGGATCAAAATTAAAATCAAATTCATCATTTAACTCATCGTAAAGTTCTTTCGGTGTTTCCCAATTATCGCTATGATTCAGATTTCTGTTTTTCATCTAATTGTTTCTTAATTACCTCTACACTCATATAGATTTGACTTACTACATTCTCTAATCTTTTTATTCTTTGTATTGTGGTGTATTTTTTTGCTTTCAAAATAATTCTGTTTGTGTTTTATTAATTCGTTTCTTTGCTACTTGAATATAATCTATGTTAATTTCAAAACCTATATAATTACGCTTCATTTCTGTACAAGCTAAAGCTGTAGTGCCACTCCCCATAAAAGGATCAAGAACTAAATCGTTTTCTTTTGTAAAATGTTCTAAGCATAATTTAGGTAATGTAATTGGAAATACAGCACTATGATTTCTACCACCCTTATCTACAGGAAACTTCCAAACATTATGTGTGTATGTATTTGTATAGTATTTTCCAATCGGATGTTTGCTTAAAACAAATATATACTCTATAGCATTTGTTAATCTTTTATTCATAGGTATTGGGTTGTTTTTATGCCAAATAATTATATCATTTATAAAATATCCTTGTTTTTCCCTCAATCTATTAACTATATCAAAAGGACGCATTACGCCTGTTTCTCCATAACTAAAACCTAAATTAAGACAAGCTATGCCATCTTCTTTGAGTTTTGGTTTTATTGCTGCAAAAAAATCAACAATAACATACAAAGGCTCTCCTACATCTGCTGTATAATGAAAACCTGTTCCTCTTTGATATTTGTGGCTTGAGTTATAATATGGAGGTGATGTTATAATGCAATCAATACTATTATCTTCTAATTCTTTTGATAATTCAACTGCATTACCTAAATATATATCATTATGTTTCATTCTGTACCTGCTATGATGTGATCTGATGGGTGTCTGTTTCTATTGTATTGTTCTACTCTCCATTGTTCGCTATGAAACTTATCGCCCTCTATTTCTTTTTGTAGATGGGCTAATGCTCTCCAAGCTATTTTTGCTGAGTGTCTTACTCCGTCTATGTCGTGCATACCATTTTCCATCAAGTGCCTCATAAGTGCATCTAAATCATCTTTGCTTTTTTCTCTATCCCAATGTATTTCTTTGTCTGGGTGGTGTTGTTTACTTCCTATGTAGCTTACTCTTGCTACTTCGCATAGTGCTTCAGGAAAGTATTTTATTAAGCCACTATAAAGTGGTATCTGCTTTCTCTTTTGTTTGTTCTTTTCCATCTTTTAATTTGTCTACTATTTTTAATAATCTTTTTAAGTCCTTTTCTTTAGTGTAGTCTACTATGTGGTTTATTAATGCTTTTCTTAATTTTGATTTGTTTCTTATTCTAAGTAGGACTATATCAAAATACTTATCTATTTTAGGATTGTATCTTCTATGAGTTTCAAAAGATTTCAAACTATGTAGAGCTGTAGCGTGATCATAATTCTTTCCTTTAGATTCGTAGAAATCTCTTATGTCTGTAAACTTCATATTACAATGATGCCTTAACATAAAGGTAAGTAAACTCCTCATCTCTATATATTCTCGTTTCCTACTATTATCAAATACGTTAATACCTGATATATCTATAATATGTTTTGCTATTTTATTTGCCTCTTTCATAAAGTACCTTTTATGCAGTAACTATCTAAGTCTGCTCCGTTAATAAAAAATGTTTCAAATGTTTCTAATGCTTTGGTTACTTTATCCTTACCTGAATTGTAAAACTCCTCACTTACGTCAAAGATGCCGATGTCTAATGAGCCTTTGTCTATAGCTATGAATTTAAATTCTTTATAAGGTTTATTAAATAGTTCTGAATAGATATACACTTGCACATCATATCCGTATTTTCTTGCAGCATAAGGAAATGCTTTTAAGTCGCTTGTTGTTTTAAGATCTACCACTCTATAAGAATCTAAGACATCTGCTTTACCTCTGAATGGATAACCTTGTACCATATCTATTGCAGGTACTTCAAATTCACAATTAGTTATTAGTTTAAGTGCGTGTTCGTTTCTTAGAAAAGCATCAGCTAATCTTTCAGCATCTCTTTTTTGTTTTATGGTAAACACCTTTCCGTGTTCTTCTTTGGCTAACTTATAAGCCTTAGAGTTTTTAGATTGTACATCTACATATATTTGTTTCTCAAATACATCTGGCTCAAGTATTGCTGTGTGAAATAACCAACCTGCTTCTAAAGCGTTTGATTCTTGTGAGCCATACTCGGTAACGTATTTGTATTTCTTAGGACTGTCTAAGAGTAGTTTGATTGATGAGGAGCTAAGTGCAGCTTTGCCTAAGTAGTCATAGTAAAACTTATCATCTTTCATAAGCTCTAGTATCTCATCGTGTCTAAAGCGTTCTCCGTTTAAGAGTTCAATAGTAGCCATATAAATATAATTAATAAGCCTAAGTAACTAAATGCTAAGGCTCTCATTTTGTTTTCGTAGTTTTTCATTTTCTTGTTCTGCTTTTCTTGCTCTTTCAATAGCTCTGTTTTTTGCTAGTCTATATTCTGAAAGTGCTTGTTTATATAATCGTATGTTGTTAGAATATTCTTGAAAGTAAAATACAACCCTGACTAAAGATTCAGACATCTTTTCTAAGTTCTTTGATTTTCTTTTATCTAATTGGGAGGAGACAATAGATGTCAAGAAGTTTAGATCAGTCCAAATCTCTAAGTCTTTAAGGTTGTCTATCTTTTTAGCCACAGTAATCTTTTGTCCAACATTCAAAGGTTTCATTCCATACCATCGGCTTCCAATTAGAATCAATCTCTGAACGCCACTTAAAAGTACCTGTTACTACACAATCATCTAAGATTACTAATTCGTCCAATAATTTTTTTGTTCTTTTTTCTTGCTTGATTAAAGATTTAATTTCTTTATTTGTAAGTTTTCTTTTCATAATTATTTAGTTTTATTTACTGCAATATACAAAAATATATTATATAAACAAATGTTAATTAAAATTTATTTAAATGTATCTTATGAGCTTCTGATTCTTTAAGTAGGTAACATTCTTTGTTACTTCGCTTCTTAGTCCATAAAGTAGTGTCTGGACAATACAGCTCCACAAGTTTAGGTTTGGGTAAGTCATTTAACCAGAAAAGATAATTGCCTTTAGGATCAGCAACAAAATAAAGTGCAATAGCATCTTCCTCTAAAAGTTTATCATACTTATACTTTTCTATCATTTTGTCCTCGTAATACTTTTTACGAAACTTCATTTCTATTACACATTGTACACCTTTAGGAGTAGTGCCTATGCAATCAAAATGCTCATAGCCATTACCACAATGCTCTAAGTTCCACCCATCTAAATTAAGTAGAGATACTACAGCTTGTTCTAATTGGTGTACTTTACTTAGCTTCATACAAGTTTATTCAAATCTTGTATCCATCTTCTATAAATACTTCCGTTACAAGTGCAAGGCTCATCATACTTATGTTTATAGTATTTAGCGTGTAGTTCTGCGACAAGTTTAATTTGTTCCCTGTTTAATTCGTGTTGTTTTGGACGATTAACTAACTCTAACCATCTTTCTAAATCTTCTTCTACCATAGCTTTACTTTGTTTGCTTTATCTTTTCGTTTGTCGCACCCACAATCATCTCCCCATATCTTTTTTACGATAAATTTTATTCCTGTATATGTTGTAATCTTTTCTATTAAATCTCCTAGTCTCATAAGTGTTTTTTTTCTGTATATTTTGATATTAAAAAGTATTTTATTAAATATGCTTGTTTTGTTTTAGTATCTCCTTTACATACAAACTTTCTCTCTTTACAATTATGGTTGGAGATACATTTTTTGATATTATCTGTTAATATCCAATTATATTGCATACCATCATATATAACCCAATATTTAGCTTTTGTTGTACTTATACCTGATGGCTTTTCATTAGAGGCAGTTTCTATTATGATATTGCCTGTTTTTACACTTCTGTTATCGAACTTAACCTCTACACCAAAATTTAACTCTGGTATAAATATATCATATTCTTTAAAGTAACCATCCACAATATATGCTTGACTGTATTTCTTTTGTATTTTATTAAGCACATATAATTCGTGTATCTTGCCTCTTTCTAAATCTGCTTTGAAATCTTCTACCATTCTATATTTTCTTTTATTAGATTTTTAACATTCTTGTATGTATTATATAACGAATAATAACTGATTCCTGAGTTTTTAGATAGTTCTGCTATACTCATACCACCAGAAATTAAATCAAATACTTTCTTGTCATACCAATAAATTTTATCAAGTACACTATCTAATTCTTTCATTTTGCCCTCTATGTCTTTGTATTGTTTTACTTCTTCTTCCTCTACAAACTTTTCTAAGTATTCTACGTTTACTTTTGTAATCTTTGCTTCTTTGCGACATAAATCTATAAACAACGATCTTAATATTCTGTATATATAGAAATGGTTTATCTCATCGCCATAGCTTATATCTGTGCCGTTACTTATTAGAGTATGTACTTTGATATACATCTCTTGAACAATATCCTCGCATTTGTCTCCCTCACATCCAAAGCTCTTAACTATGCGTAACCAATCTTTATGCTTTTGCGCTATCTTTTCTAGTGTTGTCAATGGTTAGTTGTTTCTTAGTTCTATACTTTATTAAATTTTTTCCTCCTACTTGAAAGCCAACATTGTTCAGTATTGACTTGAATAATATAGGTGATTCGTGGCTTGTAGGTTTATAACCTAAACTCATTTCTTTTACTTTGGCTACATACAATCTTGTATACATCCAAGCATCAGGACTTGCTATATACCTGTGGCATATAAGAAAATCATCACACCTATTACCATTCACAGCTCCACCCTCAGAATCGCCTATAGTTGGAGGAGGTGTCATACCTCCGTATTCGTGATTAGGTGAATGACGTTTACGCAAAGCCTCTGTAACTGCGTGTGCGCATATCCAAGTCGATATGTTATATGTCTTGCAGAATATACGAATATCCGTTAATTGTGTGTAGGAATATTCATAGCCGTTTGTATTTCTTAAATCTTTTTTAAGAGAGTTTATAGGATCAATAAGTAAACCTTGATAATCCCAAGCATCTTTGACTTTTGTAGCTAACTTTAAGAGTTGTTTATAGGTGTACTGTCTGTTTATGTCTACAAACTTAAAATGATTATACACAAACTCTTTCGATTCCTCGTAATCCTTTTCTTCTATTTTGTTTATGGGTTTGCCCTCTATAAATTCTATTAGCTTTTTTATTAGTTGTACAGGATCATTTTCACTAGAAAATACTAACCATCTTATATTGTGTTTGAGTGAGTAAAGCAACATAAGATAAAATGTAAAGTGTGTTTTACCTACGTTATTATGTCCTAAGATAAAATTCATATTACCTGCAACAAACCTAAAGCTAGTGTCTATCTCTTTGTGTCCTAGTTTTAGAGCTTCTTTGACTTTGCCTTTTCTAAAGTCATTTAACTTGTCTATATGTTCTGAATAGTTTATAAGCATAAAAAAAGGGGGTACGAAACCCCCTATTAATTAAAATGGTAAATCATCTTCTCTGTCTGGAGACTGAGCCTCCACGTTCACTTCTTCTTTATAGTTTTCTACTTTCCATCCGTTAAGAGTAGTAAAGTATAAGATTTCTCCTTTTGGGTTTGTCCATTCTCTACCTCTTAGATTAAATAATACTTCTACAGAATCTCCTACTTTCCAAGCGTCAAGCAATCCTGTATTATTCTGCACAAAATCAACACAAATCGTTTGATTGTACTTTTCTTCTCTTTCTTGTGTTTCTACTATTAGTTTTCTAAATCTAAAAGTTCCTCTTTCTTCTACGTCTGTTATTCTTTTTATTTTTCCTTTTACTGACATTTTATTCATTTTTATTTATTTAAATATACTCTTTTATGTTTTGGTACTCTATTGTATCTTACTCGTTCTGTGTGTCTATCGATGTTTGAGCTGTCGATTAGTTGGTTTTCTAAATCTATAATCTTGTATTTATACTTTACCAATAATCTCATAGCATCATCTATCTTATGCACTTCTGCTCTATAGCTTTCAAATATTTCATTGTGTATCACCATAACTATTTATTTACAAAGTTTATAAGTAATTGTGCGTCTGCAAGTACAGTATGTACATCTGATTGAGGACGATTAGCGTGAAAATCACAAGCTGCTTTAACCATTGATTGCCTAATAATTAATTGATCTTTATTAGGTGAAACACTAGCTTTTGGAATGTAAACAAGTTTAGCTGTTTTATATTCTGCGTTTGTTACTTCGTAATCTATTATTTCTCCGACAGGTTTTTTAAATTCACCTTTTGCAAGAAATTGATACTCGTTACCATCGTCAAATCTGACTTGGTATTTGTTAAAAGTCCCAGATGCGTTTGTGTATTCGCCTCTAGGACTGATGTGGGTAATTTTTCCCTTTTTCATAATTTAATTGATTTTGTAATTGATTAATTTTTTCAGTCATAGCTTGTACTCTTTGGTAGTATAGTTCTATGAGCTGATCTTTTGGACTTTCCATAATTTAAATTTTCTTAAAGTTATAAATTATTTTTGGAAAGTAAACTATTGTTAATAAGTTTTTTTTAGAGTTTCTACTTTTTCTTGATAAGAATTTATTAAATCTAACAAATCTTCATCTGATTGTTTTATGATTTTTTTGCTTTCTATAAGTAGTTCATCTGCTATGTTATAGCCGTATTCTGCGTTAAGTTTCACACCAAATATATAGCTCTCACCATACCTCATAACATTACAAGAATAGCATTGAGGACGGCAATTATCTTCCCTCCATCTCAGTATTCTACTACGTCTGGAAATAAAGTGTCCGTTTTGCATTCCATCTTTTTCCCAATACTTTTTCTTACCACAAGTATAGCATTTTACTATGCCATTTTTGTCTGCGTGTTTTAGCCTTATGTATTCGCTAAATATCTTGTCAAGACGTTTTATTAAATTTTTTCGTGAAGTTTTTTTAGGCATACTTGAAAGTTACAAAAAAAATATATAACTTCGCCTATATATATACATACGTTATATACCTTAAACAACTAGATACGTTATATCAGGTACGTTATATATAAGGGGGAACTATTTTTTAAATAAACTTGTAGCTTTTTCTGTAGTTCTCCCACCAAAGTAAGCTAACACTACAGCCATCATAACTTTCTCAAAAGTGTCATTCCAAGTATCATTTATGTGAAAAGGTACGCTTTCTATACTATCTAAGATACCTGCTAAAGAAAATATACATATACACCACACTAAAACTAAAGGACGTACGTTTTTACTTAACCAAGAATCAGACATACTATCTGCTTTCCATCGTGAAGTTATAGCTTGTATCTCTTTATTTTGTTGATCGTATATTAGTTGTTGTAACTTGATTTTATCCTCTTGTGGTGCATCAGCCTTAGTTATCTCTGCAATCGCTTCCTGTGGGCTTGTAACACCCTTTAAAACGCTTCCTAGCGTAGGGTTTAACATACTTGCAGCACCAAGTAATACTTGTCCTACTTTTGTGTCTTTAAATTTCTTACTCATAATAAAATCTCCATTTAAGTTGAACGATTAATAAATAAATGTTTAGTTCTTCATACTCGTATTCTTCTGTCATAGGGAAATAGTTAAACCCTAAGTTGATTCCGTTTGGTAATAAAAGTATTATTGAAAAGTCCATTAGTATATTTCGTATCTTGTTCTTCCGTTTTCTCTTATAGCTCTTAGAACTCTGTTACGATTTTCTTTTTTTGATACATAAGAACAATGCACCCAATCAGGATTGTCATTTGTACCAAACTCGTATATTAACTGATCGAAGTCTAAATTCTCTCTTATGTATTGAAACATCTCAAAATTTGTTTTATGCCCAAACACATCATCTATATCTATCGCTTGTCCTTTACAATGTTGTGATTTTGTAGAGCCACCTATTGCAGTATTTAATTCTTCACTTCTAAAAAATGATGTAATCTTTATAGCACCCCCTACATACATTCTAAGAGGCTCAAATATAAAATCGGCTACTTTGTACATATTATCTAATTGACTGTCGTTAGGAACGTTCTCTATGCCTCTACGCTTTGCTGTAGCACTATGTACTGCTTCTTTATAGGATATATGTTTGCTTATTCTCATAATCTAAAGTTTAAACCTACACTTGAATTATATATTTGTGAGTCCCAGAACTTAGTATATTCACCCTCTACAAACACACCAACACTTTTGGATAGTTTCCATCCAAAGCTGATACCTGCCTGATAATCCTCCCATTGCTCGTGTTCTGAGTCTTGTCTAAGTCCACCTAATCCCCAATTATTTCTGTTGAGGTAACTAAAATCTACATCTCCTTTAACGTATTTGTGATACGGAAGTAAGTATGAAGCGTATGCGTGTAGCCAAAAGTTTCGCTTGAAATGATAGAAATCAAAACCGAGAATAGGAGATACTACACCAAACGCATCTAACTCATCCCATACTTCGTTATTGTATCTGTTTATTAAAGATTCAAATACAGTATCCCTAAATTGTAAATCTGTGTAAGCAACTACATCACCTTGTGGATTATACCAATAGTAATCATAAACTTGTTCTCCGTCAATATCTATTGTAACCCACTGATCTGTGAAACCATATTGATAACCTAATTGATACCAATAATTCACAGGATAACCATTATCATCTATTTCGTTTAGCCATATTTCAATTGGATTATACCCATAAGGACGCTGATGTGTACGATAGATAGCACCTGCACTTATTGAGAACTTTTTACCTATTGGTAGTTTAGCTCTTACCTCTGCTGATTGATAATTAAAATCTATTTTACCTTGCTCTCTACTTTCTAGTTTTACCATATGATACTTACCACTATGTTTTATAAAGTATCTGTGGTTTATAAACACTTCGTCTCTTGCTCTTTCTTTTTCGTAGTGAAATGTGTATTCTAAGCCACTTACAGGAGAATTAGGTGCTGATAGTCCAATATTGTTTTCTGTGCCGTCATAGTAGTGTTTGCCTTTGATTTCGTAATCAAATCGTGCTAACTTACGAATACCAAAACCATAACGATAATCAAAGTCGTAATAATCTGTACCGTCAACAACTACAGGTGGCTCATATAAATTACCACTTGGGTTTGTTCTTACAAAATAATCTTTAGGGTTTTCTTTAGGGTTTTTTATATCACCTGCAACATAAATTGTACTATACTTAAATAACTCTTTATATATCTTTTGAAATATATTATCTTTTTCGTTTGCGTTGACGTTCCAACTTACGCATATTGCGAACAAGATTGTCATTAATTTTTTCATTCTTACTTTTTTTTGTTAAACTAATTATTTTTACAACAACTATACCACCTATTGTAGTAGCTAATAAATCTTTATTGTCAAACTTACCTCCTCTAGAATAGTCGTATGTTTCTTTTAAAACACCACTAGCAATAGCTAAACTTATTCCTGTAAGTTGTGGTTTGTCTAAATAATAATCTCCTATTAAATACCCTGTACTACCACTCATACCCCCTGCTACAAAATGTAATACTTTGTCCTCAGCTATTTGACTATACGATAAACTCACAAACAACAAAAGAACGTATTTCATCAAAACTTACTTTCCATTATTTCATCAATCTTTTCTTCTATCTGTTCTATAGTATCTTCTGGTAGCTTTAAGCTAATACCTGACTCAACCCTATAGACTTCTTCACCATTATAAAACAATATAACAGTAGGTATGTACTCTATATTTAATTCTGTAAATTTGTCTTGTGCTTTAGACATATACAATGTTTTAGTATCATATCTAAAACTCTCTAAAGAAATTTCGTTTGACTTTACAAACTCTGCACTATATTGAACAATCTCAATTTGAGCAGAACTAACAACCGATACAAAAAGGGCAATTACCGTTACAATCCATTTCATTTAATTTTTTTTAATTTCATATAATCTCTCATCTATTTTTTGTAGAGATTCTTTTATTTCGTTAACATCTTCTTTGACTGTCATTACATCAGATTCTATTTTCTCTATGGAGCTTCGTACTAATTTATCTTTATAATTCCACTCAATAGGGTTTACAGTATTTTCATTAATAGTTTGTATATCTTCTGTGTTTGCAGCTACACTACTTGATAAAGTAAAATAAGTAGTCGCAATAGCTACAACTCCACCTATTATAATACCTATTGTTTTTAGATCTAGTGTTACGTTTGTATCTTCAGTTATCTTTGCCATTATAATTTGTTTTCTAAATATGTAACTCCCATAAAACCGTGTATTCCCTCACTATCTAAATCAATAGCGTAAGACTTCCAACCATAGGGATGATCTATACTCACATTACCCTCCTCATCAACTTCCTCGATGTCTTTCCATAATACATCAACGTGATACTTGTCTGATAGTACAGGTGCTTTAGTTTCTTCTCCGTTCTCATCATATTCGCCTTGCTCTAAAGTTATAAAACCTAACTTTACAACGGTGTGGCTGTGAGAGGGTACATCGTTACCATCTTCATCTTTTACACTTGGTAAAGCGTTTATTTTGCTTAGTGCTTGTTCTTCTGAATTGAACTCGTATTTACTTACTTTTATCATTTTTCTTTTTTGTTTTGTATTCTTTCCACGCTTCTGGCTCTTTGCCATCCCACTCAATAATTAAAGAATTACCATCTAAAACTATTCCGTGTGAATGTGGTGTTTTTATGCTATTATACATAGCAACCATTTCATCTCTGTTTTTAAAATTATATTTCATATCTAACTTGTTAATTCTATTAATTGTGCATCTGTTAATGCTTCGTTATATACTGCTAAACCTTTTACTTTTCCATAGAAAAAAGCCGCTGCATCACCTCTATCAAAAGAAACTGTATCTAATCCTGTTGGTAGAGTATGTCCTGTTAAAGTACTACCTATTTGTGAGCCATTAATATATAACTTAAATTGTCCTGATTTATATGATACTGCAACCTTTGAATAAGAGCCTAAAACAAAACTTGTATCATTTACAGCTACTGTATTACCACTACCTTTTATTTCTCCTCTAAAGGTACTTAAAGCAGCTAAATATATAAACTTTACATATTCAGTATTTGTTCCATCACTTAAAGCTATGTTTACATTAGAATCTATATTTTCAGGTATGTTTATCTCTGCATATAAAACACCCTCTGTACTGTTTACACTTGGTTTAGAATTGTTACAAGTTTCGCTCGCACGAGAAATTATTGTTCCTGCTGTGGGTATGTACGAAGTTGCAAATGATTGCTCCTCTATCTGTGCGCCAAATATTTCTATATCCCTTGCTGTTACACTTGAATAAGTATTTATAGCGAACTGATTACCTGTTGTAGATTGATGTTGTATTCTTTGCCATTCTCCATTTAAAGTAAAAGTACTACCTGCGTTTACAGTTGTTCCTTTACCAAATTTTATAGTTTCTCCACTTACACCCTTTATGTGTATAGAATTAGATTCGGTGTTACCACTATGCACACTTAATTTAAAAAGAGAATTGTTGCTGCCTCCAAACTGTACTCTTGTGCTGTTTTTTTCGCCTGTTGGACTTATTCCATAATTAGATGTAAGTGTTATTGTGCCACTTTTAGAATAAGAAGAAAAATCATTAGATGTAGTTAATTTGTTCGTAGAACTCGGCTCTAAAAGTAAATGTGGTTGCTTTTCTACTACTCCATTTGTTATATCGTAACTTAATCTTGCTCTATCGCCTTGTACTTCTACTAAAGATATATTTGTGATAGAAAAATCTGCATTTTGACACCAAAAAGCCAATGTTGTAGAATTTGATGGTGGACTAACTATCAAACTATAACTGCCTTGTGGGTAATTTGTATAACCAACTAATTGTTCATTTCCACTACTATTACCTATATATATATTCGGTGTGCCACTTATTACATCTTGTATTGTGAATTTTAATCTATAATTTTTCGAGGCATCTAATGATAAATTGTCTTGAAATATTTTTCTTGTAGAAGATGCGTAATCAAAAGTTACTTTATTATTACCATAAGTCCAATCAGCGTCTAAATTCCATCTATCATTAGGATCAACTTGTTTTACTGATACGTTTGATAATGTAGCTTTTACTCCTACACCAAAAGTTCCTTCTATTCTTGCAAGATTGCCTGTTGCTACTATATACCAAGTTTGCACTCCAATAGTTGTTGACAGAACTTGTGGTACACTACCCATTCTTACAGTAATTATTCCACTTGTGTATTCTTGTAGTTCAATACTAACCTTATATGTTTTGCCAACAACAAATGATTGCGTTTGTATAGCTTTTTGATTAGATACGGTGTCAAACACAATATTGTTATTTCCATAAGTTACACCTGCCTCTAAAGTCCAATTATTAGCATTACCCTCAAATCCTCCATTAATTATTTGTTCTGCACCTAATTCACTAAAGTTTCCGTTTTGTACTAACTCACTTGAGAAATATCCTACTTCTTCTATTAAGCCATCTTTGTTGATTCTTGTTGCGCCTGTTGATCTCTCGAATTGGAAATCGCCTTTACCATTATTAGGTAAAACTGAATGTAGCTTAGAATCGCTTACAGCACTTGGTATTTGTAATAAACTTGGGATCATAATATATAATTGTTTATATCGGATTCTACATTGTATTCTTCTACTAAACCTAAATAGCTTAATCTATTGTAATAATTCATATATAGTTCGTGGTTGTTGTAGCCTGTTAGTTTCTCTAATTCTAAGTCAGTAAGAGCTTCTTTAAATACTGCTACCATTTTACAGTTGCCATAGAAGTTATTGTTATTATCTCCTCTTACAAAAGACAACTTACTTAAAGTATTAGCACTAAAAACATTTCCTGATGTATCTGTTGCAACTTCTTTACCATCTATATATAATGAAAAATCATTTGCTTTATATTTGAAGGCTACTTTATGAAACTCTGTTATGTCATAATTTGTACTATTTAAATCAGCTTGGCTTGCTAAAGACACATTAACTACAGCTCTAATTGTATTTGATGTATTTGAAAAAAGCAAATTAACCCTATTATTTATACTACCATCACTTATTGATAACATTCTAAATGTACTATCATCAGCTAATCCCTTTATTTCAGTATAAAGCACTCCCTCACTATCATTAAATAAGTCGCTGTTTCCTGCATTGTTTGCTGCATCTTGCGATCTTGTAACTGCACTTCCTGAGGTGTGTATTAGGCTTGTTGGGTAGCTTCCGTTTTCTACTTGCCAACCATAAGCATAATAAAAATCTCCAACTGTAGCTGTACCTGAAGCATAACCCGCGCTATTAGAATTGGAAATATATACTCTAAAAGTCGAACTACTTGCTAAACCTGAAAATGTTGCTGATACTCTATACCAACCATTTGGATATTCTACAAATGTA